GAAGCCAAAGTAACTGCGCCTGACTTTAATTCTATTACTATTGTTTCGTTGTTTAAGCAGCTTATTTGTCCTTTGATATTACAATGAAAAGAATCGCCTGCCGTGAATCCGTTGGCAGGAACAGTTAAAGTTCCTACGCCTGTTCCTATAATATCTGTAGGCGTTGTAGTATTTGTTACGGCTGTTCCGTCTGCAGTTTGTGAAAATATACCTACGCTTAAATTTGAAAAGCTTAAAGCACCCGCGCCGTCTGTTCTTAATACTTGACCTTGACTTCCGTCCGTTTGTGGAAAAGTATAGGCTTCGTTAAATTCTATAGTTCCGTCATTTTGTACTTTGAAAACCGTTGTACTTGTATCGCGAATTTTAAAAATATCGCTTGTAGCAGCGCCTGATGGGTCAATAAAAAAATCTACAAAAGGCGTTCCGCTTGGCGAAGGCACAGCATTACTTTGAAAGTATAAGTATTCTAATTTAGAAAACTTTAAAAAGTTGCTATTGCAGTCTATCGTTCTATCTGTTGAAAGTTGCCCGTCTCCGTTGTAAATAGTTGTAGAACCTGCACCTCCTACGACTTCAGCACCTGTAATATGTTTAGTTACATATCCGCCAAGTCCGTCACTTTCAGCTATTGGAATTAAATCCGTAGAAGCTAGGTTAGTTCCCTTTGCTGTTAATTGACTTATTTTCTTTTCTGCCATTTGTTAATTTTTTTAAGTATAACTTAAGCTTTTTTATGTTGTCTTCTTTTGGTCTGTATTTCTTCATAAAACCCACCCTGAAAAATTAGTGTCCGTGTTTGGGTACATATCCCCGTTCGAATTCGTATTGTATTCAGGAAACTTTGATTGATTAAAACACATATAATCTATAAATCTTTGCGTATAGTGTTCTGCTATTTTGCGTTCTTTTTCAATTAAAAAATCTACTTCGTTTTTTTCTACGTTTTGGCTGTTTTCTGAATTGTGTTTAAATACGCCCTTGTTAGCGATTGTATACGCTGCAAAGGGTAAGTATTCAACCATAGCCCAATGTATTAACATAGGCTTTATATACGTTTCTACAAGCGTTAAATAATCGCCTGTTAAAGTACCTGCTACTATGTCCGCTTGAATCTTTTGTAGTAAGTCCGTTCCTAAATATCCTTGTATGTGAATATCTTGCGAAATCTTAATGTATTGAATAAACTTATCCGTATCTACGTTGCCATTCATGGCTGTAAACTTTACTAGGTCTGTTCGTGTTATTAAAAGTGCTTCTGCCATCGTTATTGGTTTTTAGGTAAAAAGCCCTGATTAGGCATATCTATTGGCCTTGTGCTTACTAATTGTGGATTCTTAATAACGTAGCCGTATTGTTCTGCTTTTCTACTTGCTATTCTGTTTGCTTTTGGGCTGTTTACGTCTATTCCGTAGCCTTCAAAACTTACATAAACTTGTTTATTCCATCTGTGATAACAGTTACCTCCGCCCTTGTATAGCCAAATAGAATACGTATCTGCGCCTTTTGGACCCCATCCTTTATTTACAGGTAAATTTTGCATTTGAATAATATCTTCTTTTCTGTAAATCTTTCCTGCTTTCATCATTTTTTGACAGAATTCTCTAGAATTAGGCTTTTGTTCGCCTGCGTAAACATACCTAGTAATAAACTTAAAGCCGTCTATGTTTTCATCTTGTTCGCTTTTAGAATTCGGTCTTGCTGTTCCTGTGCTAACTAGGTTTGTTATTTTACTTAATAAACTTTGTTTAGGCTGTTTGCTTAATAGTTCGTTTTCTTCGTCATCTGTGTCGTAGTCTACTTCGTATTCGTCTATTAGTAGCCAATCAGGATTAGGCGTTTCGCCTGCATCTTCTATGAATTTATCTAATGCGCTTTTTTCTTCGTCTTTTGGGTCTTCGCTTAATTCAATCCCTGTTTCTTCTTGTACTTGTTCCGTAGTTTGTGCGTTTTCTAAATCCGTAAATTCTAAAGGCTTTAAAGTTCTAAAGAATAAATTCAAGCTTACGCCATTGAACGCTAGTATTTCTTCGAATGCGTCTAGTAAGATTTCCTGAATAGGCTTTATAACCATATTATTAAACAATACAAAGCTGCTTTCTAATTCATCGCTGTTAGAACTAAATCCGTTGCTGTTTGCTACGCCGAATAAAAGCGGGCTTGTTACTGAATGCCCTAACATTATTTTTCGCATTGCTTCTTCGCTCAAAGTTGAGTAAAGGTCGGGTGCATCATTGACGGGCATAGAATCAACTGTAGTTTTGCTTTCTGCGTTGTTATTGAATGCTACTATCACTTTTTCGCCTTGCGTTCCTGTAAGTTGTGAAAGAACTTTACTTTTAATCATTATTTGCTGTTCTTCACTTGGTACGCCATTATTGAAATTTATTACGGCGCGTCCACTAAATCCGCAGTTTACCTCATTTATTAAGTAACAAGAAATGTCTTCTTCTAATTGTGCGTAAGGAAGTGCGCCGTGATAATCAACATAGCTGTAGTATTTCATTCCTACCGAATACGGGCGTATATACATTATTTCAATCGGTTCTTGTGAATAACCAAAAGCAGGAATTCTTTTAGGCGGAAACTTTTTAGTGTCTTCCCAATTATCAGAAAAATAGTAAGCTTCTACTTCGCCTTTTTCGTTGCATTTTTCCGCTCTTAAAAGTTGAATAGGAACGTGATAAACAGCTTTTATTTTCTTTCTATCTTTTGTGTAGATAAGTTGAACAGCGCATTGACCTAACATCTTTAAATCGCTTACTAAATGACGAACGCAATCTTTTGTAAACAATGCCATCATTTGAGCGTATTCGTTGGGCTTTCTTGAAGCATCTGTAGCAGAAAGTCCTCTGCCGTAAATTAATCGCGTACAGCTGTTTATTATGGCGTTATTCGTTGTGCTATTCGTGTATCTGTCAATCAAGTATTGGAAGTAATCGTTATCCTCTCCGTATTCAACCCATTCATCGCGTTTAGATTCCTTTATTTCAGGCTTTGAATAGCTGTTTAGTTCTAAAAAATGTAAATTATTCATAAACTATAAAATCGTTGTTAGAAGTGTGTGAAGTATATTGGCCATCGTTTACTCTGTAAGTTACTACGCTTTGATTAGTGCAGAATACTTTGTCTTTGTATACTATTGTAGTTCCGTCTTTTAGTACCAAGTCGTAAAAGCGCCCCTGTTTTAAATCAAATACTGCGCTTATTGTGTGGTAATAATCGCCTTGTACGCTGCTAGTTATTGTTACTGCCACTTCTGTATTGTTTTGGTCGTCACGTAAAAACATAGAATCGTATATTTCAGTTCTTGGAATAAAACTAAAAGTTTGTTCGCTTGCTGTTTCTTGTAACACTATCATATATTAATAACTTAAAATTCGTGTTTTTGTTTCTGCAAAAAAAAAGCGTAGCTATTAACTACGCCTTTCTAGTTGTTAGTCAGTTATTAATTTGATTGAATACTTGCAGGCGTTAAAGCTGCATCTTCAAACAAAGTAGATAAACCTGTTTCGTCTGTACAATCCAAGAAATTCGCAGGAGAAACTTCCATTGCCTTGAATTCCAAAGAGTAGCCGTTAAAATCTCCGAGTGCAGAACCGCTTGATACAGTACCGCCCGAACAATCAGAACCTTGTGCCAAGCCCATTAAAAAGAATTGGTCGGTCATAGTTCTTACTACGATTCTAGGTCTTCCGAAAGCCAAAAGCTTCACGTTCTTGTGTGTTTGAATATCTTGTCTTTTAAGTTGGATAGCTAAAGTCTGTTCAAAGAAAGTTGTTCCGTTTTCTCTAGATGAATTAATAGTAGTTTCAAAAGAATTGTTTCCTTTCAATTCGTATTTGTACATAGTTAACGCTGCCGCAGGTTCCCACTTTGAAATTAAATCAGGGTTTGTAGGTGTGTCGTAAGTAACGTTATCTTCACTTAAGTCGTCGTAATTGATAAAGTAGATTGCTTTTAGTCCTGAAACCGAATCCTTGCATTCCTCTATACGACCATTTGTAATATCGCAAGCCATTTTTAAATGTTTTTAAAGTTTATAAAAAAGGGCGGTGTTTATTTCACCACCCTCGTTAATTATCTATTTTAGTTATTATACAGGGTTAACAGAGTTTACAATTCCGTAAGTAACCAAATCTTCAACATTAGCATATTGCGCTCCTGCCGCCATACGCATGATAATTCTTACGTTTTGGCTTCCGTCTATATCGCTCATATCCAAGACCTTAACTTCGTTCAAATCAGAAAGTAAAGAACATCCGAAGAACAAGTTTGATTTTTCAGCAGCTAAAGCCGTATTGTCAGCAAGTCCATTACCAACAAAGATTTTAACGCCATCAAAAGAAAGGCTTCCGTTGTTATACCATTGTGTACCCATTGCGTTTGTACCATTAGCGCCTAATCCTGAAGTACCGAATCCACCGAGCGCACGGATATATGCTCTAGCGATGTTTTGAGAAACATATAAATGTAAGTCCTCTTTTCCGTAAACGGCAGACGGGATAGCATCAATTATAGACCCTAATTCTGAAATCACATTTGAAGCGTCAACGGTCGTTCCTGCGATTTCTTGTGCTGCAGGCAATCCCGCATCAACAGAAACTTGTGTCATAATTCCGTCGTAGTCTCCTGATACTGCTGAACCGCCTGAACCTACGCCTCTCCAAAAGCTAATTTCGTTTCTTTGCGCTACTTTAGAAGCTGTATAACCAATTAAGTAATCAGCGAAAGATTTTGGCAAAGTGTCAAAAGAAGAATAACCTTGCTCAATTCCTTGCCATGTGTTATGAAACTCTTGCTTACACAAAGATAAATTTACTTGTAAGTCCTTGGTTTCCAAGATTCTCTCTGTCAAAGTAACGGTTCCTGATGCTGTAAAGTCGCAAGACGCATCTTTTAAAATATCGTCTGTGCTTAACTTTTGCATTACTTGTTTAAATTTAACGTTAGGTAGTACTTCTACTCCTCCGTTTTCAATAGTTGGTGCGCTCAATAAAGCTGCGCTCACGTATTTACCTGCGAACTCGCCTGCATACGTTGTAGTAATTGATGGATTTCCTGCTGCCATTTTTTTTTGTTTTAGTTAATTATTAGTTTTTATTTATTAAATTTTTCGAATATACTTTCTAGTGTAGACTTCGCGCCTTTTTTAGCGAATTTGTATCCGTCTTTTTGTACCTTGTTTTCAGGATTCCAAACGATAGGTTCTACTTCTTCAGAAAGTTCAGTTTTTTCTTCAGTAGTTTCTTCAGTAACATTTTCAGTAACTTCTTCATTTTCTACTTTGCTTAAAGTTTCTAGTTTAGCTTTTAATTCTTCGTTTTCTTTTTTCAAAGCTTCCATTTCAGAAAAGAAAGTTTCTTTAACGATTGATTCAACAGTCTTTTTAACGGGTGCTTTTGCTTCTGTTTCCATTTCTTCTTCTTTCTTTGCTTCTTCTTCGGCAGGTGCTTCTTCTTCGGCAGGTGCTTCTTCTTTCGCTTTCATTTCTGCAATGATGCCTTCTTCCTTTACTACCATAATCATTCCATCCTCCATTTCGTATTCACCTACAGGAACAGGGATTTTTTGTTCGTCTTCTGTAATTACTACTACTTCGTTTTCTGCTTCGAAAGATTCTGCTTCTACTTTCGTTACGCCATCCGCCATCATCATGGAAGCCAATTGTATTTCCATTCCTAAAAGCTCGCGTACTTTGTTTAAAATTGTGTTTGCTTTCATTTTTTAATTTATTTTATATTCTAATAACTGATTAATAAAATCTTTGTTCCATTTTCATACGTTGCCAATGCCTTGAGCCTGCAAATCTCCGTTGCAACATTTCGCGCTGTATTTTCCGTTTTTACATAAGCAGCCACGTTTTCCGCCTTTAGGGCTTGACTTACTTGGAATGTATGTTTTCTTATTCTTCATTCCTTATTTGTTTTAGTTTTCTTTGCGCCCATTCTATACCTTCATCACCGCCCCAAGCTAACCACATTAAACGCCCACAGCCGTCACCTAATTCTTTAGTGCTGTTTTGTCTGTGTCTTTCAAAAGCTGCCATTCGTGCTATTGTTTCTTCGCTTATTGGTTCGCCTTTTGCTAATTGGTTTGCACGTTGTTTACCTACGGCAGTTCCACAAGAACCCCACCCGTTTTTTTCTGCATACCTTAACGCTTTTTTTGCGTTTTCGCTTGCTGCTTTTGGGTAGTCTGTATATAGTTTAAAATTGATTTTCAACAATTCTTTTAAATCTTCTATAATTTTATTTTTTCTTTTTTCTTCTATTGACATTTCGTATTTATCCGCAAAGTAGCCTTCTATACTAAAGCCTTTTACTTTTTCGTCTTTTACGTCTTTCCAAACATCTTCATTATTTACCTTCATTGAAATCATCCAAGTTCCTTTAGGTAAATTAAAGCCGTACTTTTTTGATTTGTCTAAATTTTCGTCTTCAATAATCCAAGATTCCACTACAGACATTCCGTTCAATTTTTCTTCATGTTCGTATGTAGCGTTGTTTTGATTGGAACGCATTAAAAATAATTCGCTTGCCTTTCTTACCGTGTCTTCGCTAAAATAGATATAGTATTCTTCTTTGTCATTTCGTCTATATATATTTTTATTCGGAATTAAAGCAGCACCCATTAAAAGCCTTTTTTCTTGGTCTATTTCTTTTAGTTCTAATTCGTGTTTTTTTAGCGCTATGAAGTTTTCTTCAATGGCAGGGGCTTGAACGACTGAAACGGCTTCTATTCCGCTTTCTAAATCGTTTTCGTCAATTATTAATTCTACGATTCTCATAATTTATTAACTTAATTTTGTTTAAAGTGTTGCGTTTTGTACTCGGTTTCTATCTAAACTTTGTGCTGTAGTAACATCGCCTGAAACGACAAAAGCCTGTACGGGTTGCTGTTGTAACTGCGCTAACTGATTGATGCCTGAATCTCCTACTACGTTAAATTCAGGTGTTATAGCACCGCCCCCTTCTAAACCTGCCGTACTTGGTTCTGCTACTGCACCACCACCACCACCGCCTTCAAACTTTTGCGAAGCTATTTTAGTTATATTAGCAAGTCCTGCGGCTACTGCTATTCCTGCAGCGATACCACCACGAACAGGGCTTGTAGGGTCAGGAACGGGAACGAACTGCGAACCATAAGCACTTACAGCGTTTCTATAAGTGTCTATCGTTGCGCTTGCTATTTGTGCGCCTTTCTGAATGTTAAAGGCTTTTCTTGCTGCTTTTTCGCTTTTATTTCCAAAGATTTCTGTAAGGCTTAAAATAACGTCTAAACCTTGTTTTGTTGATTCTATTGAAAATTCTATATTTCTTTTTCGTCTTTCCGCAGCTTCTTGTTCTATTCTTTTTCTTTCTTCGTTTTCTTTAATAAATAAAGCTGTTTCCGCTTGAAGTTGTTCTTGTAATAAGTTTAACGTTTCTTGACCTGTTTTTACTTTTATTTCTTTTAGTGCGTCTGAAGCTTCCTTTTCCCTTCGTTCATCTTCTTTGCGTTTTTCTTCAGCGTATTTGTCGCGGATTTTTTGTTCTTCTTTTGCTTCTTCTTCCCTACTTAATTGTAGTAGCCTTATTCTTTCTTTTCGATTTAAGTTTTCGTTTTTTTCTAGGTCTTCACGTTCCCTTCGGAATTTATCGCGGTTTATTTCTAAATCTTTTTCTATTCCTTCTTCGCGTAACCTGTTTTCTATGTCTTCAATTCTACGGGCTGCATCTAATCTAGCTTTTAAATACTTTTTGTAAT